ATGGGGTATTTCCTGCGAATATTATTATGTCTGTATGGACTATTTATTATAACTACTGGCCATGTCAGCGCTACCCAAGAAATTATTTTAGGCATTGATCAGGAAAATATTTATGGGCCATTACTTAAAAACAAGCGTATTGGCTTAATGGTCAACCAAAGCTCGATTAACAAGGAAGGACGTCATACCATCGACAAATTGTTATCCGAGCAGAATAAATTCCATTTTACAGTGACAAAATTATTCTCTGTTGAGCACGGTATCCGTGGGAATGCCGATGCCGGATTAGGGGATGATAATCACATCGATAAACAGAGCGGTCTTCCTATTATTTCTTTATATGGAAGAGATAAAGATGGGCGAATGAGGGTACATCCCACTGAAGCGCAGTTATCTGATCTTGATATCGTTATTTATGATTTACAGGACGTTGGTGTTCGTTATTTTACCTATACTATTTCCATGCATCATATGTTAGAAAGTCTGCAAAAGTATCATAAACAATTTATGGTATTTGATCGGCCGAACCCACTTGGAAATCATGTTTATGGGCCAATTCTTGAGGAGGAGAACATTTCTGGTATTGGTATGCATCCTGTCCCAATGGTGCACGGGCTGACGTCTGGGGAGTTTGCTCGTATGATAATAAATGAAGGTTGGTTAACACATTTCAATGATTCAAATTGGCAGGCATTTGGTATCAAAGCTTACCAGTTTCCCCCAGAAGATTTGACTGTTATCGCCATGGGCAATTACACACATAATTCGCCTTATTCATTGCCAGTAAGACCTTCGCCAAATTTACGCAGTGATTTGGCTATTCAGCTTTACCCTTCTTTGGGATTATTTGAAGCAACCAGTGTTAATATGGGCCGAGGTTCAGACTATCCCTTTGAGCAGTTGGGTTTCCCATCCAGGAAGTTTTATATTAACACCTGCTATCACGTAGATATTAATCAGCAGAAAACAGGTTGGCCGCAAGCGGGCAAGGAAGTGTGTGGCGAAAAATTTACTGCCGTCAATATAGCCGATATTAAGCCGACGATACGTTATTTTGTTGAATGGTGGTTTAAATTTAAAGATGCGGGTTATTCTATGGTTCTTTCCCCACAGAGGGAGGCCAATTATCTGGAACATCAGGAAGAGTATTTTCTAATACGGCCTACGTGGTTGGCTAAATTAACAGGTACGCGTAATCTAGTTAAATTAATGGAAGAAGCAGATAAGAAGAAATTAACTGTCGATGAGACCGTGAATTATCTGGAGTCTAACTGGCAGCCCGATCTTGATAATTATCTGAAGTTACGCGAGAAATATAAAATTTATCCTTAAATCTTATTTTCTTCTTTGACGTTTGGGGTGTTGGTGAGAACTACCCCCCTTTTTTGCGATTACTGTCTTGGGTAGCGTAATCACGCATTTAAACCAAATAAAAAGGGGTCAGATGATTGCTCATCTAACCCCTTACAAATTTGGTGGCCCCTACTGGACTTGAACCAGTGACCAAGCGATTATGAGTGTCAAATTAACGGGTTACCGATAAATACCTTTCGTTATATTTCAACTATTTAACAACATCCTTGACACTGTATAAATACCCATAAATACTGGTTAATACCGCTCTGAGGTATCCCATAAGTATCCCAGAGCGACCAAGCGATTATTTGGGGATACCGTATTGTGAATCATTTTAAGTTTACCAAAGCCAGCATAGCGGCCCTGCCTCCAGATCCTGCTGGTGGACGACTGGAATACAGGGATACTACCGTTAATGGTCTTATCCTGCGTGTTGGCGCTTCTGGCGTGAAGAGTTTCTGCATCTCCCGTAAACGGAATGGAAAGTTTATCCGGGCAACTCTTGGCCGCTTTCCTGAACTCAGTATCGAGAGCGCCAGAGCCAAGGCACTAGAGCTGCTTGGTGAAGTGGCCACCAATGGCAAGAATCCTAATGATGTTCGCCGTGTTCATGCAATGAGCAAGGTCACACTCGAAGATGCTATACAAACCTACATCGATAACCGCGGTTACCGCTTGAAACCTGTCACGGCAAAACAATACCGTTCTATTCTTGGAAACTTCTCTGGTGATTGGATGAAGCAGCCTATGGCTAATATTAGCCGTGAGCGAGTTGAGGCCCGTCACAAAGCGGTTACTCAAGGCTCAGTGTGGTTCGGTAAAGATAAGTCGCTTCTCCGGGCAGGGGTGGGGTCAGGGAGTCGGGCACAGGCGGATCTATGGGCTAGGGCGTTAAGGGCTGTTTATCGCTTCTCCCATGACCACTATCGCGATGAGGAAGGTAAAACCCTCTTACCAGACCCGCCCACGATGGTTCTCAGCACTAAGCGCCAGTGGCACGGAACGGTAAGAAAAACAGAGCGAATCAGAACTTATGATCTTGGCCGTTGGTTAAGTGCTGTTGACCAGGTAAGAAATATATCAGCAGACGAGAGGGATGATGTTGCGCTGTCGGTATGTGATGCTATTGAAATGGCGCTTTTTACGGGCCTAAGAAAATCGGAAGTATTTAATTTGACATGGGATCGGGTAAATGTTGGTGGGCGCTTCTTCTGGATAGATACTACCAAAAATGGTGATCCGCTTGAACTACCAATTACTGACACGCTGCTAAACCTTTTTCGTAGGCGGCTCAAGCTCAAATTAGGCGAACAACATTATGTATTTCCCGGTCAGAAAGGAATTATTACTGAACCGCGCAGAATAATAGCCAGAATAACGGAAGCAACAATCCCCTCTCCTAATCCTGACGGATTATTGCCCATACCTTTCAAGTGGCATGATGCGCGGCGTACGTTTGGCACTGTAGCGGAGCTGGTGGGCGTTGGGTCATATATTCTTAAACGGTTGATGAACCACCGCACATTACGAAGCGCTGATGTAACCCAAGGCTATTTACATTTTGGGGCTGATGAATTGCAGGAGCCAGCCAGAAAGGTAGAGCGCGCGATTTTGGAACATGCAGGGTTGGTAGAAAAAATCGGTGCGATAGACCAGCGTTTGTTGTCACTGTTAGCAGATATGGATGATGAAGAAAAAAGACGAGTTCTTTTTCAGTTATCAAATCAAGAAATAAAAAGGAATGCATAATGAAAAAAAGAACATTAAGTGAATTAGAGGGTGATATCAATTTTTTTAATTCATTTATAAAAGAATGTGTCGATTCCACTGGAAATAGAGATATGAGTTTCAAGATACATGGCGAAATTATGTCTTATGAAAAAATCCAAAAGCTTTCATTAGAGGAAAGGCACAGTTTAGCGATCAATCTAATTAACGATAATGATTTTTTTGGTACTGAATCCTCGGCTGATATCCATAAATCAATAAGGGTACTTTACTTGCTTGGTTTTCGTGAGTTAGCTAGTTCGGTACAAAAATTAGCTGTTGAGTTTTCTATATCAAAACACTATGAAAAGAAAATAGAAGAACTAACCGTTCAGCTAGAACATAAAAAAATAACAAGCAAGGGCGGGATAGGGCGGACAAATAAGCATAAAGAGTTGGCATTGAAAATAGCATTAGATACATGGGAAAATATACCGAATGCTAGCATTAATAGCATGGGTCATAAAATATATGATCATCTGTATTTAAAAAGTAGAGAAGTGCCAACAATAGATACCATTAAAACATGGCTTTCAAAATCAGGGTTAAACCCCGGAGTGGAACCCAAAGTAAATACCTATGATCTAGTGATTAAGTACTAAAATAGGTGGTTTAGTACTTAGCTAATTGCGAAACTACTTAAGTAAACAGTTAAGTAGTTTTCACCTCTTATAAAGTAACAATATGAATATTAAAGTATCTCTATCAATCACTATTCGTCACTGGGGATACTAATGGAATCTATTAAATCTCGACTAACCCGCAAAGAAGCTGCTGATTATATCGGCGTCAGCCCTCAGACTCTTGCAAATTGGGCGTGTACTGGCCGCGAATCCATTCCTTTCTACAAAATCGGTAAGAAAAAGGTCATTTATCATAAGGTCGATCTAGATACTTATCTTTCTTCTGTTCGTCAAAATCAAACTGCTTAATTAAGAAGGTCTGAAATATGAAAATTAAAAATATGGCCGCAATCGGTCAGGGGCAAACTCACGCCAAAATTCAGCCGGTCAATATTCCAGTTATTGAGTGGAACGCTATCCGGGTGGTGACAACCGAAACGTTAGCTACTGGTTATGGCGCTACGGCATCCAATATCCGCGCCAACCTTTCTAATCACCGTTCCCGCTTTTTGGAGGGTGTTCATGTGATCACTCTAACCGGCGATGAAGTACAAATTTTGTGCGCTAATAATATTGACGCACAAATTTCGAACAAGGCTCGCAGCTTAACGCTATATACAGAGAAAGGCGCGGCCCGCATGTCAAAGATTGTTGATACTGATGAAGCCTGGTCATTCTTTGAGAAGATGGAAGATAGTTATTTCAGTCGCCGCCAGAATACAGCGCTGTTAAAAAACACTCCCGATTTTACTGATCCCCCTTCTGCTGCCCGTGCCTGGGCTGATGAATATGAAGCCAAAAATAAAGCGGTGGCCATTACCCATCAGCAAGCCGAGTACATTACCCAACTCGAGAGCCTTTTCACCGAAGGCTTATCCCCAGTCCAATTTTGTAAGCGTTTAAATGGCGTCAACACCAGCAAGGTAAGCGCCCATCTTCAATCTGTTGGGTGGGTCTATGACGATAATCCGAACGGCCATAACGCTCGTTGGCGGGTTTATTCCTATGCGCGTGATCGATATCTGACTGAGAAGGCCAGTACGGTTAACCCGCCAGAGTCCGAAGGCTTCACCGCTTATAAGCCAGTTCTATTGCGTAAAGGGGCTGCATGGCTTTACCGACATTATCTGAAAGGCGAACTACCGATGAAAAGTAACTGGGACGGGAAATTTACGAACGATAAAGAGCTGGTGGAGGTGCAAGATGCAGGGACTAAATAAAACAAAAGCGGCCCTGCAAGGCCGCCAATGTAACTACAAAAAACTTAAGCCAAGCCAGATTACCACACTGATCGATCAGGTCAATAATCTTGGGCGAGTAAAGGGATGCTCAGAAGTGATCAACAGTCATAAGTTAACCGCGCCATTGGCGCAGTTAATTCGAGATATACGCAAATCTGCTCACACCGTTCCTAACTACGGGAAACTCACCGTAATACCCAGCGCAATATTGCGCCCACTGATTTCATTGGTTTTCCCACAATCAAAATCATTCGCTACCTGGTGGGTATGTCCAGATCTGGATAGACCCCAACCGATTGATATATCCGAAATACTGCAATGCGGGGAGTCTACGCCAATGGCTGACACCCTAAGCCGGAAATCCAGCTTAGCGGTTCAGTTTTTTAGCTCGATGCCGCGCTTATCAAGTTCGCGACGCAGCAATCTCTTAATCCAGCCTGATTTATTATCGTCGCCATCTTCTTTCATTGCGGCAGCGAGACGCTCTGATAATTCTTTATCGAGTCTGAGTTGCACAACATGGCGCTCTTTGCTTTCAACTGTTGACATTGTCAACTCCTGTAGTCTAGTCTGTATGGGAGTTGACAATGTACTACATTGCATGACTTGTAGTAAAGCAAAGCCCCGCAGTGCTCGAACACTAACGGGGCCTTTAACCACCAACGTTAACGCAAGTAACGAGGTAGCTATGTTAAATCATACCCAAACTCGCCCCAAATATCAGTATCGTTTTCTGGCCCTGCATCGTTCAGATCGCAGTGCTGCACCCTGTCGCTTATCGGTCGAGGCTTTTACTGAGAAAGAAGCCCGTCAGGTTTTGTCTGCTCACTTCATCCTTTCCCTTGCTGCTCGTCTGCCAGTTAGTGAGGTGCGCCATGCGTAAATCAGAAATGACGGCGGTTATGTCAACTCTCCAGCAGGCGCAGAGAGCAAGCGCGGTCATTCGTGCACTTCGCCATTCTTGGGTAGAGATTCCGGGCCATGAAGTTGAATTACTGCTTGAAATGTCTTCCGAGTATGCCGACTCGGCAACCGAATACCTGATTAACCTTTCTGGCGAGGAGGTGAGCCATGCGTGAACTAAAACCCAATGAGCAGATAAACAGGCTGAGCGCCGCCATTAAAGATATGGATTGTTTGTCACAGCAAGCATTGTCGGAAATCGCAGCCATTGCCGATCTGTTGCTGCACTGGATGGAATCCCCAGAGTGCTACCACCATATCGACAAGATGGCGGACGCGCTAACTCTCATCTCCTACAGGGCGCAGGAAACCATTGAGAATGTTGGACGTGAAGCTGAATCAGTGGGTTGCGAATACATAGATCATGAGCGTGTACGTCGTCAGGCTGCTGAGGATCAATACAGAACGGGGGTGCGGCATGGATAAGTTAGCCCCCTGTGAAGTGTCAGATGTACTGCTTAACCTCTCTCGTATGTTGGAGGTTGCCCAGTTGCTGATATGTGATCCCGAAGGTCAAGGGATAGGTTATGACCTCCTTGAATTTGCGCGGCTACGAGCAGCAAAAGCGTCGGAGAATATCGAGGGGGTGACCTATGCGCGAACCGCTGCCTAATGACCGCTACAAAGACAGCCACGGCCTCACCGTTACTGTACAAACTGTTGCTTTTAACCGTGTCACATTCAGTCGTGACGGATATCCGGCCCCTTGCACGGTGCCACTGGTGCGCTTCACTGCTGAATTCACGTTTACCGGAGGGTCTAACCATGCCAATTAATCAAACCAATGCGGCAGGGAGAGCCTGCCAGCTTGCATCCTTGTTATTGGCTATCAATTGTTCGGATGATCCGGTAAGTGAGGTTGATAAAGCGCATCTGTTCGATCTTGCTATCGAAATATCTAATCAGATTGTGAATTACCTCATCTCAGTAGAAGAGAAACAGGAGGTAGCTCAATGATTAGCACATTGAAATTTAACGAGTTGGAAAAGCGTGTTGCAGCCCTTGAGCTGACTTTAGCGGCAATGCAGCGTAAAGGCTCAGTACCGGAAGGTATGGCCCCTCTTACCACTCTGGCGGCTGAAATGGGGCTATCCACCAGCAAAGCGGAAGAACTGGCGAGAAATTGTGGTGTGATGATAGTTCGTCATGGCAATGGTCACGCAGTGCATGAGGCTAAATTCCGTGAAGCGGCGCTGATCATTATCAAAGGCGCTAAGCGTAAATACGGTAGCAAATACTGGTATCACCCGCTGATCGGCAAGTTCACTATGTCAGCGAGGCCACAGCTATGAGTAAGGTAAATAATGACATTACCAGCCAGTGGCCAGATGCTCTATTTTCCTGTGTTTACCGATGGATCAATGGTCGAGTAATCAAGAAAGAAGAAGCTGACGTAGCCATGAAATGGACAAAACCCGATACCCCTATGGGGGCGCTGGCTATTAAAATGCGTTCAATGGTTGTTGGTGATGAAGATCCCGGATGGCTGGTGGAGAAAGGATTCCAGTCTGATAAAACCCCTGAAAAGGCGAAGGAGAACCGTAAGGCTGTAGTGCTGGAGTTTATAAATTCGGATGAGCTGGTAGCTGCCTTGGCTGATTCAGCAAGGATAAACAGGCTATTCCCACCAGCATTACCGGCAATAAAGCGAACTCGGTTACCTCTTAGTATTGGTTCCGCTGGATTTGATGCCCGGCAAGATTATGCCATCAAGGGATACCTACCCTCTAACTCGCTTTGCAGCATATACGGGCCGAGTGGTTCCTATAAGTCGTTTCTGGCGGTTTCTTGGGCCTGTCATATTTCTACAGGCAAGGCTTGGGCGGGTAAGCGTGTGGTGCATGGCGCGGTGTTGTATGTTGTTGGTGAGGGTGGTGTTGGTGTACCCCGTCGAGTAAAGGCTTGGGAAATGGCCCACAACCATAATAAAAATATTAATAGTCTCTATCTGGTTAATCGGCCTGTATTTCCGGTTAGAAGCTCTGAGGTGGATGAGGTATTGATAGCTTGCAAGCAGGTTGAGGCTGAGTGTGGAATGCCGGTGGTGCTTGTTGTATTCGATACCTTGGCCCGATGCTTTGGCGGTTCAGATGAAAATGACGCTAAGGATATGGGGGCATTTATTGAAGGATGCGACAATATCAAGCAGAAAACCGGCGCGACAGTGCTGGTGGTTCACCACTCAGGCAAAGACGAGGCCAAGGGGGCGCGCGGCTCCAGCGCCTTTAGAGCGGCGTTAGATGCTGAATTTAACGTTAAGCGTGAAGGTGATAGTCATGCATTGGTGCTTAACTGCACCAAAATGAAAGATGCAGAGGAGCCAGAACGGCATGCGTATGATCTGCGTAAAGCTGAATTGTTTAATGACGAGGACGGCGAACTGATCACCTCATTGGTGGTTATTGATAATCCAAGAACTGTAAAGGAGATAGAACCTGCTCTGGAGGGGGTTACCAAACTGACCGATAACCATGTTTCTTTGTGGCAGTCTGTCAGGTCACGTACCGCGAAAGGCGATCCCTGTACTAAGGCCATTATCAGAGACGACCTCAAATCGATGGGGGTTGATGTTAAGAATTTCCACCGATGGCTTGATAAGCTGGAGAAAGAAGGTGTCATTCTAATCGACGGGGAAAAGATTTCGCCAAAATCAAATATGAGCAATTAAGTGAGTCGATGTGAGGTTGTGTGAGGTTTACCCCCTGCATTTCCTCACTTCCTCCCTGTATACACGAGCGAAGTGAGGAATACCACTTAAAGCCCCGCCACTACTGGCCTGAGAGCGAATGGCAATAAAAGTGGTGAGCCGTAAGTGAGGTAAGCGCCAAGTGAGGCGCAAGTGAGCTGGTCTATGTCATAAGGAACTAATATGGAACTGATAGGCAAAAACAACGGACGCATGATTGAACTTAAATTTCTATATAGCGCCATAGATGATATATCGAAAAAAGAAGAAATAACTGTAACTGATTATTTGGCTATCAAGGCTTTTGTGATTGCGGAAAAGCAAGGGCTGGAGGAGTACGCAAAAACATTACAAGAAGATGGGAGAGAACTTTCAAGAGATGCCGATGCATATTTAGATTTGCTGTTTAGAATGACCGCAGATTTAAGTTATACGGGGGAAGGAATTGAATCCGCTATTTTCAGTGCGCAATCTACAGCCTGTTGGGCGTTTTATCATTGGGGGCTGGATAAGGAAAAGTGACAATCATTTAAAAATGGCCTAGTTTGTTACTGGGCCATTAATTTATTAAAAATAGATATCCATTTCCCTTTCAAGCTCAGATGCTAAGTTAAGAGCTTCGCTTGGGCATTTTCCATTTTCAAGAAGTGCACCCCAGAATTTTCTATCAAAACAGCCATCAAGATAGAGATATCTGCAAATATGAATCAGGTCACACCTGTCCCAACCTTTTGAGCTAAAACTTCTTACTCCCAGCTCATCTTCCAAATCGTAAAAAGTGAGTGCCTCTTTTTTACGCCAAGCGCTATCAAGGCGCTTTAGTAGGAATTCAACCTTTTCTTTCGATGTAGTGAAAAACGTAGCATAAGGTTCATGCGGATTACGAGGCACACTTCCGTCAGTGTCGCTCATAATCGGATATACGCCAGACTCCCATGCATAAAGGTATGCATTACTAAATTCGTCGTGGTGCTTACCAATATGCATAACTTGCATTCTTTGTTGAATGAACAAAGCACCCATGATGTCGTTTTCAGTCATAAAAATCCTTGTTTAATAAATGGTCTTATCGCTGGATAACCATAAATCCGCGGGCATGTTTTGTAAATGTTTTGTCCTCATGCATACCTATGTTTACCCCTCGATATGTAGTGGGTTTTCTTTATTATTTCCATGTATATCTTGAAGGGTGACACTCCGACGGGAGCCGTCACTTTAGCCGTTTAACGCCCACCTTTCCGCACTGGAATTCTGTTAAACGGCTTCACTTTTTAAGTTGGTTTCCCGTCTGTATTCACACTTACGGAAGCCACTATGAAAAAATTGTTAGAGTTACGCCAGAAGAAAGCCGAGTTAGCCACACAAATGCGTTCACTGCTGACCAAGGCCGAAGATGAAAAACGCAGCCTTACCCCCGAAGAAGCCACCCAGTTTGATGAAATCCGTGCTCAGGCAGATGCCCTGGTTACTGATATCACCCGTTATGAATCCCTTGCTGATGAAGAACGCACTCAGGGCGGTAAAGCCAAGCCTGTAGACGATGGTAAGAAAGTGACCAATGACGAGTTACGCCATTACATCATGACCGGCGAAACCCGCATGTTATCCACCACCGTGAATGAGAGTGGCGGCTATTCAGTTATCCCTGAGCTGGACAGTGAAATCATGCGCACGTTGGCTGATGAGTCCGAAATGCGCCAAATTTGCACCGTCAAAACCACCAAATCCAACGAGTATAAAAAACTTGTGTCCGTGGGCGGCGCGGCGGTAGGTCGAGGTGTGGAAGGTGAAGCTCGTACCGAAACCGCGACGCCTAGGCTGGAAGAGGTCAGTATCAAGCTGAACCCTATCTATGCTTACCCGAAAACTACGCAGGAAATCCTTGATTTTAGTGATGTGGATATCATGGGCTGGTTGACCGAGGAAATCAGCGACACCTTTATTGAGACCGAAGAAACTGACCTTGTTAACGGTGACGGTACCAAAAAGGCTAAAGGCTTCCTGTCTTATCCTCGTGCTGCAACCGGTGACCGTACTCGCCCATTCGGAACGCTGGAAAAAATGGTTGCTGCTGGTGATGCGCCTACCGCTGATGAATTAATTGATTTGGTCTTCAAACTGCGCCGCCGTTATCGCAAAAGTGCCGTATGGGTGATGAACTCCAACAGTGCCGCCATGCTGCAAAAGATTAAAAACGGTAATGGTGATTATATCTGGCGTGACCGTCTGCAAGCTGGCGATCCGGATATGTTGCTGGGCCATCCAGTGCGCTATCTGGAAAACATGCCCGATGCTGAACCGGGTAAACCGGTAATCGCTGTAGGTGACTTTAAGCGCGGCTATTTCATCGTCGATCATGAAACTGGCACCCGCACTCGTCCTGACAATATCACCGAGCCGGGTTTCTACAAGGTTCACACTGATAAGTATCTGGGCGGTGGGCTGGTGGACTCCAACGCGATCAAGGTTCTCGAAATCGCAGAGTAAGCAACAGGGGCTACGGCCCCTTTCTTGTCAGGGAGTTTACCAATGAAAGACACCGATTTTGAGATCCGCACCGCCAGCTTATCCACCAGCGATAAAAAGTTAGTGGGCTATGCCGTGAAATGGAATAGCCGCTCAGAGGTACTGTGGGATGAATTTGTAGAGCAGTTCGCCCCCAACGCCTTTAAAGCCAGTCTTGCCGCCGGTACCGATGTTCGCGCTTTGTTTGAGCATGACTATACCGCGCTGTTAGGTCGCACCCAGTCAAATACCCTGGTACTAAGTGAAGACGCTACCGGTCTGCGTTTTGAGTTAACCCCGCCCGATACCCAGTTAGGCCGTGATGTGCTGATCATGGTTGAACGTGGTGACATTTCCGGCATGTCATTCGGGTTTCGGGCATTAAAAGACCAGTGGGACAGTACCAAACAACCCTATGTCCGTACTGTGTTGGCGGCTGAACTACGGGAAATCACCGTGACCAGTTTACCGGCCTACCGTGAAACGGATGTTCAGATTGCTAAGCGCTCACTGTTAGCCCAGCACCCGGAGCTGGTGGATCTGTCTCTGCGTTCCCATTGGGTTTATCTGGCGGGGTTGTGATATGTGGCCGTTCAAACGCAAGACCGAAAGCCGCTCAATGACCATTGATGAGTTTATGGCACTGGCGGGTATTCCCAATACGGGGGCTGGTGAACATGTGTCTGCTGCCACTGCCGAATCTCTGCCGGCTGTTATGAATGCTGTGACCGTTATCAGTGAAGCCGTAGCATCGATGCCGTGTTACCTGTACCGGGTTCAGAATGAGAAAAGAGAATGGTTATCGGAGCATCCAGTTGATTACCTGCTGAATGAATACCCGAATGACTGCCAAACCCCTTACCAGTTCAAGCGCACGATGATGCGTCATTGCCTGCTGAATGGTAACGCTTATGCGGTTATCGAATGGGGCAAGGATGGCAAGCCGCAATCACTGCATTCTTACCCACCTCGTGCCGTGGTACCCAAGCGCCTGAGCAATCACCGATTCGCCTACACCATTACACACCCGGACGGCACGGTAAAAACGTACCTTCAGGAAGAAATCTTGCACCTGCGACATGCTACTGAAGATGGTTTCCTTGGGCGTTCTCCGATCACTGTCTGCCGTGAAACGGTTGGGCTGGGACTGGCTCAACAACGTCATGGCTCGTCGGTGATGAATAACGGCCTGATGGCGTCCGGCGTATTGACAACCGGTGACTGGTTAGACGGGCCAAAAGGCGCTAAGGCACTGGAAGCACTGGAGCGCTACAAAGGCGCACGGAATGCCGGTAAAACGCCAATTATCGAAGGTGGCATGAAGTACGAGCAGTTGGGCATGAGCAATCAAGATGCTGAGTGGTTGGCTTCTCGTCGTTTCACTATTGAAGACATTGCCCGGATATTCAATATCAGCCCGATATTCCTGCAGGAGTATTCCAACAGCACCTACAGCAATTTCAGCGAGGCCAGTCGTGCTTTTCTGTCTCAGACCTTGCGCCCCTGGCTAACTAATTTTGAGCAACAGGTTAAAGCCTCTCTACTAGTGGCCAGTCACCCGGTTCAGGTTCGCTATCAGGTGGAGTTTGATACTGCCGACTTGCTGCGGGCCAATCCTCAAGAACGTTTCCGTAGTTATGAAACCGCCATTAAATCCGGTGTGATGTCTCCGAATGAAGCGCGTGAGCGTGAGGGGATGCCAGCGTATGCAGGTGGTGAGGAATTCAGTCAGGCATGGAAACAAACGGTTGAAGTCAAAGGGAATACGAGTGAGGAAGATAAATAATGGCCGATTTGATTACCTTAGACGAGGTGAAGGAACACTGTCGAATTGATGGTGACTGGGATGACGTTACCCTGAAACTTTATCTTAGCGCCGCGTTAGAAGTTAGCCAGACCCATATAGGTAAACGGTTCGATACTGGCTTGGAGTTCACTCCGGCGATCAAGGTTGGATGTCTGATGTATGTCAGCTTTCTCTATGAAAATAGAGAAATGGTAGCGGATGTTGATAAATCGGAAGTTCCTCTGACTATTTCTGCATTGTGGAGCACTTATCGCGATCCGGGGGTGTACTGATGCCAGTCCATCCATTGAAACGTTGTAGTTATCCCGGATGCCGTGCACGTGTGAAAGCTGGCCGCTGTGTTGAGCATAAGCGTGAAGCCAGTGCACAGGTCACAGCCAATCGAGGCACCCGCACCACCCGCGGCTATTCCAACCGTTGGGGCAAGTACCGCCTGATGTATCTGAAAGCGAATCCTTTATGTGTCGATTGTGAGAATAAAGGCACCTACACCTCCGCCAAGATAGTTGATCACATCATCCCGATTGATGGTGAGAGTGACGTATTGTTCTGGCCTGAAAGTAATCATCAAGGTTTGTGTGCCAGTTGCCACAGTCGTAAGACCACCACGCAAGACCCGCTAACCAAACAGCAGCGCAAAGCGGGTAAGTTCCGTGAGCAAGAGGAGGCCGCCAAGCACCGCAACGATTGGATATATGAGTACAACAAAAATGCGTGAAGAAGAGATGCAGCTATTAATCAACGAGTTACAGCGTAGTCGCGAGGGTTTTATACAGAGCCGTCGCAAGGCGTCTAAGCAAGCCACAGGCAAGCGCATGACGGAGCGTGACCGTGAGCTAATGGATGCGTTCCGAAACCGGTGACGAGGCGCAGGGCAAGGGGTGGGGGAGGTTTGAGGACAAAGGGCCTCCCCTCTGGAACCACCCGCCCCCTCAAATTTTTACGTGCGGCAATTTTTTTAAAAATAAAACAGATGGAGATTCAAAAGATTATGGCAAAACTACCAAGACCTCCCGCTTATCTCGATGAAATTGCGGCCCAGCAATGGAAGACGAAGGCAAAGCAATTGGCGGAACGTGGTGATTTAATTCCCGCAGATTGGAACAACTTTGAATTGTATTGCGTCAACTATTCCATTTACAGAAAAGCAGTCGCAGACATTTTCGCCAGAGGATTCAGCATTACAAACAGCCAGGGGAGCGAAAGTCGTAACCCTTCCATTAGCGCTAAGGCAGAGGCGGAAAGAGTGATGATTAAAATGTCATCATTGTTGGGTTTTGATCCTGTGTCTCGTCGCCGTAATCCGGTAGAAACAGACAAGGAAGACGAGCTTGACCGCTTATAACCAGTACGCGATAGACGTTCAAAACAGCAAAATTCCGGCCTGTAAACGACTCAAACAGGCCGTTGAACGGTACTTTAGTGACTTAAGTAACTCGCTTTATACGTTCGATAGCGCCATTGTTGATCGTTTTATTGCCTTTTCTCATCTTTGCCCCCACGTAAAAGGCCCGTTGCGGGGCCAGCCTATCGTGCTAGAGCCGTGGCAACAGTTCGCCTTTGCCTGTTTGTTCGGGTTCAAGGTGGCGGCTACAGGGCGCAGGAAATACCGCAGTGCTTACATTCAGGTACCCCGTAAGAATGCCAAATCAACAGTTGCCGCTATTCTGGCTAACTGGTTTCTGGTGATGGAGCCGGGCCAGCAAGATATCTACACCGCCGCCGTGAGTCGTGATCAGGCCCGTATCGTGTTTGATGATGCCCGTCAGATGAGCCTTATCTCAAAGCCCTTGAGAAAGCGCCTTACCATCCAGCAGCACAAAATGATTTATGCCAAAACTAACAGCCTGTTAAAGCCGCTGGCCTCCAAAGCCTCGACCATTGAAGGGACTAACCCCAGCCTGGCGGTGGTGGACGAGTACCATCTTCACCCGGATAACGCCGTTTATTCGGCGCTTGAGTTGGGAATGGGTGCCCGGCCAGAGGGGATATTATTCGCCATCACCACAGCGGGTAGCAATGTGGTTTCAGCCTGTAAGCAACATTACGACTATTGCTGCCAGATATTGGCCGGTGAAGAACAAAATGAATCTTTATTTGCCCTGATCTACGAGCTGGACGACGAGAGCGAAGTTGAGCAGCCCGAACAATGGATTAAGGCTAACCCTAACCTGGGTGTTTCTGTTGATGTTACGGCACTGACTGACACCATCAATAAGGCGCGGGGCATTCCCTCTCAATGGGTTGAGATGCTGACCAAGCGCTTTAATATCTGGTGTCAGGGTGAAACGCCGTGGATGGGAGCCGGTGCATGGGACGCTTGCATAGCCGATTACAGCGAGGATGATTTAGCCGGTCTGGAGTGTTACGCCGGGTTAGACCTGTCATCAACCAGTGATATTACCAGCGTGTGCTACTCGTTCCCGGTTGAGAGTCGTGTATTGCTGCTGACCCGCCACTATATCCCCGAAGCCCAGTTGAATAATGCCGCCAATAAGAACCGGGCCATATACCGGCAATGGGTTAAAAGTGGCTGGATACGCACCACGCCGGGCGACTGTATCGATTATGACCGCATCCGTGATGATGTGTTGGCAGACAGTCAGCGGTTCAGTATCAAACTAACAGGATTCGATACATGGAACGCCACCCATCTTAGAACACAACTACAGGGAGCCGGTCTGGATGTAGAGCCGTTCCCGCAGACCTACATGAAATTTAGCCCGGTAGCCAAGTCTGCCGAGGTATTTGTTAACCGCAAGGTGATTCAGCACAACGGCGATCCAGTCTTAGCCTGGGCGATGAGCAACGTTGTGATGGAAACCGACGCCAACGCCAATATCAAGCCGAACAAGAAGAAGGCCGCTAATAAGATAGACCCAGCTATTGCCTTCCTGATGAGCTTTGGCACTTACCAGATTGAACATGAAGACTTTGCCTACACCTTGAGCGAAGAACAGCAACAGCGGCTTAAAGAATTTAGCGGGGTATGAGAATGGCTACTTTCACTGGCAGGATCACTAAAATCCCAACGCGCGTTAAGACCCAAACAGGCAAGGTCATGGTGGTGGCCACTATTCAGGTTGAGACAAACAAACGGACGCCTTACCCGTTGCGAGTGGTTGGGTTTGATGTGTTGGCACTAGAGCTGATGTTATGTCAGTTCGGGCAGAGAATAACGGTAACTGGGTTTATTGGGTTTCATTACGGTTATCAAATTACGGCAAAGTTAATACAGCATTGGGCATAGTTTAATGTAACGACATAACTTAGTGTTCAAAGTAGGTATATTCATTATCTAATTGATTGAGGGATGGTGCTATATTTAGATATTACTTATAAAAAAGGAAATTTAACGTGGCAGGACAATTAGATGAAGCAGCGAAACAGATTCTAGGTACATTATTAGCTGATTTTACTGATCGGGAATTAAGTACCAATGATCTAAAAAAGACCTATGAGGGGCCTAAAATAGAAGTGCTTGCTACAGCGGTTTGTAATATTGATGATATTACCAAGGTAGACTTTGAAGTAGCATTCGCAGATCTCGAAAAAGCAAACTTAGTGAAAACCGGCCCAATGGAAGCTTACAAAAATAAGCCGGGGGGAAACTTCTTTGTCATTGCCTCATTTAGTAAACGTGAATACGCATATTTAACAGAAAATGGTTATAAAGCAGCAAGAAAAGCACCAAACAGACCTCAGCGGGTACAAAGAGTAGTTAATAATGTGCATATTTCTGGTGGACATTTTAGCAATATGCAACTTGCAGCAGGTGAAAATGTACAACAGAGTATGAGCGTGAGTAGTGGTGACTGGATTGGCCCCTATATTTCCATACACTTTTTATCACTTAACCCATGA